GTACGGAATGGCTGACCTGCTTCGTGCTGTGGCAGATAGAAGATGCGGGCTGGGTCTTTGGTTGCTGGGTCGCCTTTGAGACGAAGTCGCTCATGTGTCTCATACCAAACTTCTTCCCAATTCTGTACCGGCACAGCCTGCTCGAATGGAACGACAACGTGCCAGTGTGGATCGTTGTCACGATGCGACCAGGTTGTGTATGCAAAGTGTATATACGATCCGAGATCGGCCTGTTCGAATGCTTCACCGTCAAGGTCGGCGACTAACGCCCAGACATGTGACACGTTGCGATTGCCACGGGTTGTGTGTTCACGGTAGGTGACTGGCGAGTACAACTTGCCGTCAGACTTCTGTTCGCGTTCTTGATGGTCGCCGAGTATCGCGGCGAAGTCCATCCAAGATGTTGCGATGGTCTTCGGGTAGACGGACTTAACCGATGGGAAACCGACGACTTCAAACATTGTGCAACCCAGTCTCAATGAACTGGCGAAGCAGTTCAGACACGGTCACATCTTGTTTCTTGGCTTGACGCTCAATCAGTGTCTTGACTTCTTGGTCAACTCTGATAGTGATGGTTGGATATTTGTTTTTCATTGTGCTGGTTCAAACTCTTCAAAGATCCAGTCAGCACGTTTCTTACCGCCACGGCATGACCAAGATACAGACCAATTTCTTTTGGCTTGTTTCAAATCCTTGCCGCATGTGACTCCGTAGTGGACTGGTTGACGGTTCTCGTAATCTCCGTAACCGTCTTGCCAATCGTTTGTGCTTACATGTTGTATGCGGGACACTCTGAACATCTTCATCACATCACCACGATTGATTGAATGATTTCGTTGTCGACAATCAGAAGGTTTGCGTAGTAGACCTTGGTTCCCTTTGGTCGTTGTACTGCTGCGAAGTGTGTCCAGCCTGTTGTGCGCATGCTTGGAGTGTGTTCTTTGATTTCAATAACTTTCAATGTTTGGTTCTTGTGTTTGATTTGCATGACTACCTCCTTAGGTATGTAAGACAATCTAACCACTCTGTAAGACAAATGCAACTATCTTTTCAAAGATTTTTTGAGCCTTATTCTGTAAGGCTTTTAGCCGATGCCTAGATCCTTGACCACACGGTCCATGCCATCTAGGTATTCCTTGGCTATGGCGTTCTTGCGCTTGCGGACGGTTGGCCAGAAGAAGTAGCCCGATTGCCCTCGATGTCTCAAGAACTGTTTCGTGGTCGGTCTAGCACCACCACCGAACTCCGCACCGAAGAACACATCGGCACGAGTCACTTTCGTTTTGCGCTTACTGTTCGGACGGGTCTTAGATACGAACGATTCTTTACCACGCAACTTGATGGTTGGGATGCGGTCATTGCTTGCTCGTAAACCTTTGGCGACTTGTATTGCCTGACTGGCTCGACTGACTGTGGTTGCTTCTAGTTTGACTTTTGATTCAAGATCTCTGGCGATTGTGTAAGCGACTTTGCGCATCTCTTTGTTGAACTGCGGACTTGCCTTCTGGAACTTCCGCAAAGTTTCAAACAAGTCTTTGACGATGACAGTGTTACCTGCGACGGCTGCGGTGCCGGCACGACCAAGAGTTCCACCTGTGTCACCTGGCAGACTTGGGAATGCTGAGAAGGCCATCACTGGATCCTTTGTGGTGGGTTGGATTTGATGCTCTTCCAGCGCAGGTAGCCGAGCATCGTGTAGAGCATTCTAGGTGATTCTTGTAGTAGCACCGATGGTGCGATGTGTGTCTCGCAGGCGAGGTATGCGATCAGCCAGTGGGCTGATTGTTCTCCAAAGGGACGATCACCGCAGAGTCGGTTCCAACCTCCACGCTCTCGACTGTTTCAATCCATTCTTCGAACTTCATCGCGGTCTTCTTTGTGCGCTTCGTTGCATGCCAAGCCAACCAGGCAAGATCGGTGAGGCGTAGTTCTGTTTGGAAGTTCGCAACCGAACGATTCTTCTCGCCTTCGAATGCGATGAAGTCGGCGAACTGTGCGGTCACTTTTGTGGTGACGTTGTCTAGCGTCGTCACTTCTAAGTTGATTTTCATTCTTTCCTCCTGATTGTTTATTTAAGAATTATGCAACTGCTTTTGTGATTGTTCCGCTGATCGGCCACGTTACGTCGGCTGTGTTTAGCTCGCCCACCGCACCGTTCACGGGACTCCATTCCGTTACGAGAACCGAGAAGCTGAAATGTGGCGAAGCCGTTCCTGCTGCGGCTGTGCCGGCTGGTTTAATAACCATGGTCACGGCTGTCGAACCAACAAGCGGATAGATCAAGCCTTCGACTGACGAGTATTCGTTGTGAAGTGAAAGTGTCACCGAGTTGTCGATCAAGCCTGCGACGCGAGTTACTGCACCACCAGATCCGAACGATGTTGTTGGTACTTCTGCGGCTGTCGTTGACAGAGTGATTGCAGCGACATCATTTGAGATGTCTGTGCCGTTGAGTGTGACTACCGAGTTTGTGAGAACTAACTTTGCCATGATTATTTATCTCCTGCCTTGTCGGCGATAGAAGTTGATTTATCTGCCACCAGAACAATGCGACCCGATGCCAGTAGAGAGTCTAGATGGTCAACTTGACTGCCATCAATAGTGGCTGGATATTGTTTGTCTAGAACCGTGAAGCCTTCGACCACCTGATATTTTGCCATAGGTTAAGCGTACACCACTACACGGAAATCGACTGTCAGATAGGTTGTGTCGTTCGCGTCAACGGTTGTGATGTTGGATGCTTCTTCGACGATCAATGTTTTGGCGTATCCGCCGAGGGTTGTGTCGGCTTCGATCGCGGCACGAATCCCGTTATCGTACGACAGGTAAGTGTCCATCAAGTTCTGTGCGGTGCGTTCCGCAGCACGACCCACAATCACACTAACCGTGAAGACGTGCGTGACCAAGCCTGCTCGCATTGCACCGTGATAGGTGATCGACTCCAAGGTCGGCCATGCGATACCGCCGACCGATGGGTTTACTTGGTCGGGTTGTTGTGCGTAGGCGCGAAGATTTGTGATTGTTTCAAGCCGAGTCTTGATGCCGTTCTTTAGTTCGGTGACTGTTGCGCTCATGCAAACATCCGCATTCGGCGATATGGCTCGACAAGTTGTGCGACGTCTGGGTCGAGTGCGCGTGTCACTCGTATCGCACCCAAATCTCCGAAGCCGGCAACGCCGAGCGGTGAATCGTAACGCTTAAAGATTCTCGATGCCTGAATGATCACCGCTTGCGTGATCGGTTCAGGTACAGATGGCCAACCGTAGATGGCGGTCAGTCTGACCAATGCTTCTTGACCGAAGTTTGTGTTCAATGTTGGGAACAGGTAATCGCCGACTGCGCGGATCCGTGTGTACGGAACAGTCAATCCGTCCAAGATTCCGTTCACTGGTTCTAGTTGATAATCGGATGGCGACCAGGTGACATCAAAGTTGCCGTCTGCGTTTGTTTGACTTTGAAGTGTTAATGCTGTGCCTGCGATGTCATCTATTTCGCATACGAAAGAATCACCTGCGGTGAACACTCGTGTCGTCGCTGAACTGTAAGCCCAGAACTGTCGGTTTGCATAGCCGTCAATTAGTCGACTGGCAGCTCCGACACAGTTGTCCAAAAGTTCATCGTCCTGAGTGTCGGCAGTCCCGATACGAAGAGCAGCCTTAACTTGATTGCGTGTGGCGTAGCCGTTCGTGATGGTCATGGTCTTCCTATCCTACTCAACAATCAACAATTCGTGAGATGGTTGCAGTCGGAAGAATCTTACTCCATACAACTCACGCAACTTGCCGACCACCACACCGAACTGCTGACGCCAACCATCCATCGCACCATTCGACTTCTGATATCCAGCGAAGTTCTCTTGCCCATCTATCAATCCCAAATCAACGCCGACAAGGTTGATTTGTGACGCACCCATGTAGCAGGCAAGGTGCATCGCGATATGTGCCGAAGTGCCGCCACAAACCAGCACATCAGGGTCGGTCGGCCAACCAGCCTCAGGGTTCCAGAACGGTTTGTGTGGACGGAACGTCACATTGTTGCCGACACCGACATGAGTGGCAGTCATGTCTGATGCCTCAAGA